CGCTTCGGCGTCGACGCTGAGCTTGTTTTTCAGCGCCGACGCCGCCAGTTCGGCGCCCGCCTGCAGATCGTCCATGCCGGCCTTCGCAGCCTTGAGCGCTGCCAAGGTCTGATCCAGCTCACTCTGCGAAACTTCACCCAGCTGCTGCAGGCGACGTTGCTCGGATGCCTTGGCCGACAGATACGCTTGCAGGCCTTCCAGTCGCGACTGATAGCCGGCTCGCTCGGCAACGCTGAGCTTGGCGGCCTGTTGTGCCGTGAGCACCTGCGTGGCGGCGAAGCGCGCGTATTGCGCCTCGACGGCCATGTACGATTCTGCTTGCGCCCGAATCTGTGCATTGATGCGTTGCTGCGTGGCTTCGAGGTTCTTCGCCGCGGCGCTGTGCTTGCCGGCGAGTTCGCCGATGTAGTTGCCGGCCTTGACCAGCAGGTCGAAACCCACCACCGCGATGGCCACGCGCACACCGCCGGGAATCTTGCCCAACGCGCGGCCGAATGCGCCGGCCTTGGCGGCGCCCTCCGCAAGCTTCGCGCCGGCCAGGGCCAGTTCGCCGACGACGCGCGCGACCTTGAAAGTGGCGTAGACCTTGACCACGCTAGCGATGGCGCTGGCGTGCTCCACCAGGAAGCCGGTGGCGCTCTTGACCGCCTTGGCCACCGACACGATGCCATCGGAGATCGTCTGCGCGTACCGATCGAGTCGGCCATCCTTGTCCATTTGGCCGATCAGCGCGTTGAGGCTGGCCAGCTGGTCGCGGAAAAAGTCCAGCACACCCTTTTTCGCGACGCGATCCTGGAATTGCTCGACGTTGTCCTGCAGGTTGCTGAACTGCCCGCTCAGCAACTGCATCTGGTCCTTCGCGGCGCCGGCGGAATCCTTGCCCATCTGGGCGAAGAACTTGCGCATGATGTCCGTGCCGAGCTTGCCGGCCTCCGACATCTTCTGCAGCTCGGCGGTGCTCTTGCCGGTAACTTCCGCCAGCAGCTGCCACACCGGCACGCCGGCCTCGATCATCTGCTTGATGTCGTCGCCCTGCAGCCGCCCCTTGGCGAAGGCCTGGCCCATCGCCAGCGTGATGCGCTGCAGGCGTTCCGATTCGCCGCCAAGCTTCGCATTCTGGTCGACCGCGGCCTGCAGTGAGCCGTTCATCGGGTCGATGCCGAAGTTTTTCAGCTGGATGAACGACTGCATCACCTGGCCGAGGGTGAGCGGCGTGTCCTTCGCGAATTGCTTGGCCCAGGCGAAGGCCTCCGATCCCTTCGAGGCGCTGTTGTAGACGGCGGACAGCTGTTTCTCGAACTTCTGGAATTCGTCGCCGGTGCTCAGGATCGACTTGACGCCGCCGAGGATCCCGCGAGCGCTGAAAAACACCGCGATGCCGGACAACGCCGCGCGCAAGCGCCCGACCACGCCAGTGGTAGCGGTGAGCGCGGCCGAAGTGCCTTCCGCGCTGGACTTGGCTGCGGCTTTGTTGTCGTCCAGCCGCCGCCGCACTTTTTGCAGCGCGGCATCGTACTGCGCGGTTTCAGCCTTGGATTTCGCCGCCGCCTCGGCCAGCGAGGCCTGCAGCGCCGCGTCCGCGTCACGGGTGCGCTTGAGGTCGCTGACCATCGCGCGCAGGCGGTCGCTGGCGGCGGCGGTGCGGGCGGCCAGGTCACGCTGCGACGCCGCGGCGGTGCGCGTGCTGATGCCCTGGGCGTCCAGGCTGGCTTTCAGCGTGCGCAGGGTGCCGAGCTGCTTTTGCTGCTCGCCGACCAGCGCGCGCAGGCCGGCACGGGACTTGTCCAGCTCACGCTGCTGCGCTTTCGTTGGCGCGTCGCTGGCCTTGACCGCCTCCGCCAGTTCGACCACCTTGGCGCGTGCCGAGCTGATGCGCTGCTGGTAGTCGAGGATGCTTTTGCCCAGCTCGCTGTACTGCCGCACCGCAGCGCCGGACTTGTCGACGCTACCGATTTCGTCCAGCAGCGCGGCGGCCTTGGCCTTAGTCTCTTCCGAGACATCGCCCATGCTGGCGATGATGCCTGCAGCTTGTTTGATGCCTTCCGTACCCGATGTTTCAAACGCCAGGCGGATGGCTTCCTCGAAGCGCGCGTCAGCCATCGCGCAGCACCAGCGCGATCTGGCGCGTCAACTCCGACACGTAGTAATCCTGCAGCTGCGGCAGGATCGTCGCCGCCACCGGCAGGCCGCGCCCACTGCCTTGCGTGGCGATCATCTCGAACACGCTGGGGCCCTTGAGCATGCGCAACGGGCCGCGACCCACGCGCCGACCATCAGGCCCCTGGCTGCGCACGTAGATGTTGCGGCTGCTGGTACCGTCCTTCACTGCGCCACCGGACGTGCCACGCCACCCCACGGTGGCGATGAACGCGCCGCCGTAGGTCTTGCGCGCACCGGCAAGGATGGATGCCACGGCGCCCGGCGTACGGCGCCCGCCCCAGCTACCGCCGAAGTCGATCAGCGGCAGCTTGCGCGTGCTGGCCCAGATGCTCAGGTAGTCGCTTTGCTTGCGGGTGCCGGTCTCCAGGCGCATGCGGCTGGTGAGCGCGCTGGCCTTGATGCCGTAGACCTTGCGTACTTCGCGCTTCGTCAGCGGTTGCACGCGCCGGGCCAGCGACGCTTGGGCGCGCTGTGACGCGACCGACATGCGCGATACGGTCTGCCCTACTCGCTTCGACAGGCCGTAGAAGCCGTCCGCCACGCGACCGTTGACGTAGATCTTGAGAGCGGAATTTCGACGCGATGCCATGCCCGTCAGCGTCGGCGAACGGGCGTGCCAGATTTATCAGACGGGTGGCACTCAAACGAAAGGGCCGGCGCGTTGCACGCCGGCCCTTTCCTTCGCGCCATCGACTTACAGATAGTCGATGGTGTACGGGTCGGCGCCGTTGACCGACTTCATGGTGCCGCCCAGGCTGGCCACGGCGAATTCGTCGGCGAGGAAATCGACCGGCGAGCTGGGAAACAGCGAGGCATCCGGGATGTTGAGGATGATCTGCCGGCCGTTGGCCATGTTCTTCATGCGACCGAAGATTCGGCAGCGCAACGTGGTGCGGGTGGCCGGGCGCACGCGCTTACCGGCGATGGCCGGGGCGCTGATGGTGACGTTGACGTGGTCGTCGGTGATGGTGGTGCCTTCCGGGAACAGGATCATGCCGCCGGCGGCGTCCAGCTGGTAATCCGTGCCCAGCGTGTAGGTGGCCGGGTCGGTGACGGTATCCTCGACCACGGCCACGTCGGTGAGGCCATAGGCGCCGGCCTGGATGGGCTGCCACACGCCCTTGACCACGGGCACGCTGACCTCTTGGGCAACGATGGCGGCGGCCGTGAGCGTCTGCACGGTGCCGCGGAAGCACAGGCCGGCGATGTCGGCGTCGTGTTCGTCCAGGTCGATCGTGAGCTTGTCGGCGCCGGGGGCGTAGACGGTGTCGAGCGGCACGCCGAAGTTCTCGATCATCTTGGAGTTGCGGGTTTTTTCGTTGCTGTCGGCGGACGCGATCTCGAGCTTGACGGTGTTTTTCACACCCATGTAGCCCGTGAACGTGCCGTCGTCGCCGAGCAGCGCGATTTGGACATTACCGGAGCAGAGCAGGCCGGACATAGTTTTTCTCCGAGGTGGTTACGCGGGCGGGGTGGAGGTGAACTCGAAGCAAGTGCCCCGCAGGGTCACACTCACCACGATGTAGGGCACGCCATCCGGCTCGCGGACAATGCCGCCGCCGGTGATGGCCAGGGTTTGCAGGTTGTCCGCGCCGGCGCAGGTTTTGGCCGGGATGGCACGGAACAGGTCCTCCAGTACGGCCACGGCTTGCGCCTCGGCGGTCTTGAAAGACACAGGAATGCGTGATTCGACGGCCAGGTCGAACTGCCAGTCGCGGCGCGCGGGCGTGTTGTTGAGCAGCGTGACGTCGGCGCCGAGGAACACGCCGGTGAACAGCGTGTTGTCGGAACCGTTGCCACCGACGCGTTCGGTGCTGGTGTTGGCGCCGGCATCGGTCAGGTAGCCGTTGACTTGGCGCACTTTCTGCACCCACCCCTTGACCAGGTCGATGTGCTGCTGCAGGCCGATCATGCGGGCGACACCCACAGGGTGGTGACGATGTCGTCGGCGGAGGCGATACGCACCACCTCCCACGCGCTGGCGGCGAGGGTGATGCGATCGCCCTGCTCCGCCTGCGGCACCTCGACGTTGAGCACGGTGATGGCCGGGCGCACGGCGACGGTTTGGCCGTACTC